TGCAATATCCTCTGGTTTATTACCACCAATTGGTGGACAAACTTTACCACTACCATGTGTTAATTCATATTGTAATAATAATGATAACACTTCAATAGTATGATAATAATCACACCCAACAGCAACTTCACTTATTGTTGGTATTTTATCCACTAATGGTTTCGCAGTAATACAAGCAATTGGAATATCATTAGAATAACCCCATTGAAATGCTTTAATTAAATCTCTTGATGTACCTGAAGAAGAGAATCCTAATATTAAACTATTTTCTAATTGATGTTGAGTTTTACTTGATGTTACAATTTTCAACCATTGATGCATCCAATGGTCAAAATCTGTATCATTAATCAATGATGTAACTACGGTAGCACTATCTGGACACATAGCATTTTTTGTTCCATTACTCAACCTTGATATATCTATTGCGGCATGAGAAGCAACTGCCAAGTTACCACCATGACCAAGTACATATATATCATCTGCATTATTAAATTTTTCTTGTAGTTCTTTCCAATCATCTGAATTTACTACCTCGTAAAACAAACTTTCTATATTTTCAATGTCTAACATCTTATCTCCTTATCGTATATTGTTTCCGCTACTATCCAATCAAGTGGTGTATCTATATCTACTGATTCAATTTCATTTAGTTTATAAAAACCAGGATGATTACCCACAACTCTTTTTTCTTTTTCCATCACCACTTTATTAATTATCGTGATACCATAATTTAATTTAACAACATCAGGTAAATCTTGTGAATTTGGTACATTTTTTAAATCATAGTTCAATGGTTTCCCATCTAACCACAAATGGTTTTTTACCTCTGTTACTGAAGTTACACTATCAAATGGATTATTTAAATAATATTCTATTGCCTTTTCATGTGAAGTTATTGAAACAAATGGTGAACAAACTGGTGCTAAAAAAATAGTATCAGTATTAGTAACTTCTGCTATATGACCATGAAATTCACTATTTGTACATTCATTACTTGCATAATATGATTCTCTATGATGTACATCCACACCATGTTCTCTTGCAATTTCAATCATCTCATCACAATCAGTATTTACAACAATATTATCTAAATTATCTACTTGTTTTAAAATATCTAATTTCATTTCAAGTAAATTAGAACTACCGAATGGTTTTATATTTTTATTTGGAACTCTTTGTGAACCTTTTCTAACTGCAACTACAGCTGTAATCATAATTGACCACCATTTATATCAAGTGTTGTACCCGTAATATAAGATGATTCATCGGAACATAAAAATAAAATTCCGTTCACTACTTCTTGTGGTGTTGCGATTCTACCCAATGGAATAGAAGTTCCTAATTTTTGTAACTCATCCTCTGTCATAGATTTTTCTAACATCTCAGTTTTTGTTTGACTTGGACAAACTGCATTTACAGTAATATTTCTTTCACCAACCTCATGTGCAATCTGTTTCGTCAATCCTATTATTCCAGCCTTACTTGCAGTATAATGTACACCACTAACCACACTCTTGTTTCTACCAGCTATTGAAGATACATTTACTATCTTTCCACCTCTATCCATCTTGTATAAAACCTGTTGTGTTATATAGAAAAAACTTCTTAGATTTGTATCTAATACTTTATCCCATTCTGAATGTGATACTTCTTCTATTTTATGTGTGTAATTGATTCCCGCAACATTTACTAAAATATCTACAACATCAGGTTGAAATTTATGTATAAAGAATGAATCAATTGAATCTATACTTGAGATATCACAATTACTACTATTGATACCATAAACTTCAGCACCAGCCTTTACGAAGTTTGCACGAAGACATCCACCTATTCCTCTCGAGTCCCCAACTATGAGAACTTTTTTATTACTGAAATTCCAAGTTATATTACTCATATATGTGTGTTACATCAGGTTTAGTGATAGCATATCTAACACCAACTGAATCTCCTATACATTTTATTTGATGCCAAGTTTTCTTTGGTACTACAATTATATCATTTTCTTTTACTTGTTTTGTTCCTTGACCATCAATCCACCATTCCCATTCACCTTCCATTACAACCCAATTTTCATCGGCATCAGGATGGTAGTGTTTTCTATTTCCCTCACCAGGTTGTTGTTGAATTATTACTCCACCAAATCTATCATTAAATGCAATCCTAACTGCCCAACTACCCATTCCTAATTCTTCTCTTATTTCTTCAAGATTTATTGAAGTGGTGTTTTCATATCTTCTCATTTGTTCCCAACTTACACTTTCAACACCATCATCTTTTAATACATTTACTACATCTGAATCTTTACTTACCATACTTTATCTCCTAATGTTCATTTCTGTACTAAAATTCTCATTATAGAATTTATTTTGTTTTTCTTGTTTCTCTATTGTTTTTGGATGATATAAACTTAATTCTTCATGTGGTGGTAGATGTGAATATGTTTTACAACCTGTAATATATTCATGAAGTGGTCTTGTCCATCTTATTTCTTTTTTATTTCTAAATACTCTGGCTTGGTAATCAGGATAATTCACCCAACCATTTTCACCTACTCGCCATCCCCACTTCTTTATGTGTTCCTCTGTAATATTATCAACTGTGTTTACTCTTGGAACCCATATCAAATCGGTATCGTTTATTTCTAATATTTGTTTTAATTGTAATAATAATACTTCATGTGGATATTCATCTGCATCAATATGAAAAATATAATCACCAGTACATTGTTCAATTACAAAATTTTTGTGTTTAGCAAAATCACCATCGAGTTTTCTTGTATGCCAGTAGATACCTTTCCAATCTAAGGTTTCATTCATCCATTTGGATATAACTTCCTCTACTTTTTTATCATCACCATCTTGAACAATAATAATTTCATCTTCGGTATCTGATTGTTTTACTAATATTTCTAATAACTTATTTAGTTCTTCCGCTTCATTATAAACGGTTATTCCATAACTAATCTTCATTTTCCATCATACTTGTTATTTTTTTTATTTGTTCTTTTTCAAAACTATCTATAACATCTTGTGGTACTCTATTATAATCCACTTGTAAATAAACTCTTCGTTTCATACACTCTCTTCTGTCATATGTTCTCCACATATCATATCTATTAACAATATTTTTCATCTTTTGATATGTTTTTTCTGTGGCCATTTTATTTCTGTTTGTATCATCTTTCATCTTTACAGAAACAGAATCTCCCTCTATTTCCATACCACCAAAACTTTCAAATATTTGATTCAATTGGTTTTTTGCAATAGGTCTTTTACCTGCAACATCTATTTGTAATCCAACTACAAATCGTTTGATTCTACCAGTACTCTTTTTTCTATACTTGTAATCAGAATTAATAATAATTACGGTTCGTTTTGTGCCTTTAGTATCATTCTTACTTTTATAAGTGAAATCTACTATCTGTCCAGCCTCAACCTTACTCCAAGCTGTATTTTTAATTGCCACTATCTAAATCCTTAATAATACCCATATCTTGACAAGCTTCTAAGAATTCATATTGTCCATATGTTTGTGAATTATCTACATCCAATATTTGGTCATGACCTTCATACTTAGGGTCTTTCTTTTCTTCATCTGTTAACTTACGAACTTGTGCAAATTTGTACACCCAATTATTCTTAGTACCCTCAGGATAAATCATACCGAACTTACCCATGTTTAATACTGATGGAAACCACATTATCTCTCTATCTTCATCATAATGTGCAACATCATTCATCAATTGAGTTGCTCCTACTTGAGCCTGTTTTAATTCAGGTGATTCCCATTTGTATGCTGAATTACTTGTGTAACCACAATTAAAACATATGTAAGAACTGAATGATTCATCACCTTGTTCTTGTACATCCTCAAAACATCTCTCACTATTAAAACAATTTGGACAAGTTATTTTCTTTTCTGCCATATTACACCTTCTTTAGTTTTGGTAATTTTAGTTCTACTTCTTGTGGTACTGATTCAATTAGTGGTTTAATTAGTGTATCTAATTTATCTCTCATCTTTTCGTAACTAAATTGTTGTTTAGTGAAAGCCTCTAATTGTTTTCCCTTTACTAAATAATTAGTATAGTTTTTAAATACATCAGTCATTGCAGAAGAACCTTGTTGATAATTTATTGTAAACCATTGTGAACCCTCAAAATAAATTTCTTTAGGAAATGCATTTTGTGGAACTTTTGTCATACTACCATTTATCAATACTGAGTAATTTGGATTCAAGAAATCTAAATGTCCACTCCAACCACTAGCAATAATTGGTTTACCACTTTGAGCTGCCTCCAATAATGGTCTTCCAAATCCCTCACCATGTGTGAATGAAATGTGTGCTTTTACTTTTGGATGATTATATAAATCATTTATTTCACTATCTGTAAAATCACCATGTATTAAATGAATTGGTGGTAAATCTCCCTTTACATCGTTCTTAACTACTCTTATCTTATCAAGTATTTCTTCTCTATCAATAACAGAAAATGTAGCACCACTTGTTTTTAAAATTAAACCTGGTTGATTCTTTTGATTTTTAAATGTTTCTAAAAATACTTTTATTAACATTCCAATATCTTTTCTATCCTCACCGAGATTACCTTGTAACCAATGTCCACAAAATAAAAAGTTCCAATCCGAATCTATACCATCAAAAACTTCATTAACTTCATCTGATAATTTTGTAGTGGAATAGTAAACATCAGTATCCACACCCTCGAATAAAACTTCCATAGGTTTCTCAACTTTCACCTCACTTACAGTTTGACCATTCTGGTCTTTCTTTTCAAATACTGCTTCTTGAAAACCTTTCTTGGAAAACTCTGAAGTTAAAATATTCATATCCATACGATTCATTCCCTCAACCCATTTTACTGGTGGAATTGTTGTTTCGATACCAGCCGTCATACCAATATTCTTTTTACCTATTGGTTGAAATTCATTTGGTACAACTAAATGTAAATGTAAGTCTGGTTGTCTATCCATTGCAGGTGATGGTAATATTCTACTTCTAATCTCTTCATGAATTGGATTGTTAGGTTCTAAAGCATTTGTAGGTGTACTTCCCCAACGAACTGAATTAATTTTTACATCATAATTCAAATCAATCAAAGCTCTACAAATATCTCTTGAATGATTTCCATATCCACTTCTTGTAGTTACTGGTGCTGTTACTAATACTAATGGTTTACTCATCTATACCTCTACTTAAATGGTGATTCTAAAAACTTTTTGAATCCATTAATTACTGCTCTTAGAAAAGAATTTTCTTCTTGTCTTCTCTCAACTTTTTTTCTTCTCGTGTATTTTCTTTTTGGTTTTACTGTAGTAGGTTTTTTTCTACTACTCTGTTTTCCTTTAGTTCTTGGCATCGTTTTCTCCTTTATACCTTATATACATTAATTCTTTTTCTTGGTTCAAACTTTTCAAATGCTGTGTTCATATGGTCTACAAATAATCCACACATATTTTTAGCACTCATGTTTGAATCTTTACTCTTTACGAAATAGTGTCCTTTGATTCCACACTTTCTTCTTTCATCTTTATCCATCTCATACCATTGTTTAATTTTATCCGAGGCATCTTCCCAATCACATCTGTCATCGAAAATATATGGTGTTGGAACTGAACCCATTAATGAACGAGTCTTAGGCCAAATTGGTTTTACCCAATCACCCCAAGTTAGTTCTGAATTATGTTCCCACTTTTTCCAATCGTGTAGTGATTTGATTTCTGAATAATCTTTGTAATCAATAAACTTATCTTTGATTTTGAATCCACATTGGTCTTGTAATCCACCTGTAACATTTACAATGATTGGTGTTCCAGCCATTAGAGATTCACAAGTTCCTAATCCAAATCCCTCGTTACTTGCAAGATTCATAGTTACATCAGCAATATTATATAGGTAATTCATTTGTTTAGGTTCTAATCTTTTATGTGAGAATACTACATTAACCTCTGGCATTAGGTGTTCAATCAATCTTGGTATATCAGTACCATTACTATCTACTGGTTGAGTATGCATTACATAAGTAACTCTACTTCGTTTATCTTCAGGTAATTGATTTACAAAATCTTGGAAAGCCAATAAACAATCCCCAACCATTTTTCTTCTAATGTTTCTGTTTACATATAATAAAACAAAATCATTTGGTCGTGGGCCTAATAATTCCTGTTTGAACTTTTTCAATTCTATTAATTCTTCTTTTTCTGTAATTGGATAATAATCATTTTCATTGATACCATGTGGAATATATGTTGAATCCCATTCTGTTCTTGGTTTATTTTTACATACTTCTTGAACTATGGCATGTGTTTGTTTAGAAATATTCATGATTAAATCACAACTTTCATAATAATTTTCGTTATATTGTGGTGCAGGAAAATCATCCCATATATTATAATAGAAGATTGGAATATCTTGTCTTAATTCATGTTCCATTTGATATAACCACTGCCAAAATCTTGGGTCTGTATAATGCATAATAGCATCTGGTTTCTCTATATCAATTATAGTTCTTAACATATCAGGATTACCATAACCACTTGTTGGATAAATCTTTAGATAAGCATCCTCAACACCTGTTTCTTTTCTTATGGTTTCATTCATATCAAATACTTTACCCTCATCAGGATGTTTGATAGCACCACCAATTTGAACCCAATCAAATTTATCAAGTGTACCCATTACAAATTCTTTTGACATAACACCAACACCACTTGACATTCTTAAATCATCAGATAATAATAATATCTTTTTCTTTTTATTAAAAATATCTTGAACTTCTACTGATTTTAACTTTGGTAATTTTACACTCATTTATAACCCTTTTGTTTTATTAGAATCTACTCCCACTTTGATGTAGATTCTGATGTTCCAATATAGCCTTCCTAAATTCTTCATCGTACACAAACTTATCAAGTGTTCGATTTACTAGCTTTTGTAAAGAAAATTCGTTCTCAATCGTTTCGTTTTTGAATTTCTTGTACAACTCATCGATTACCTTTACGGTAGTCAATTTTAAATTATCACTCATAACTCATATCCTTTGTTGTATATACATATATATAATAAGTATATAACTAATCAATTATTATATGTTTTTTTTCTGCCTTTTCACAATATTTTAGTGCTGAGGCTGTTCCGTTAGTTACAACCCCATCTGTAACAAAAGCCACGATATTATCAGAATATTCTACTATTTGTCTGTTTCTTTTATGATAATTCCATACTCTATATGGTTTTCCATAATCGTAAGCTTCTTTAACACAATGAATATTGTGTGGATAGTGTTGTGGTGGAAACTCTGAATACCTTATATCGAAATCTAAAGAGATTCGTTTTACATAACCATCTACTCCATCTTTCTGTCCACCACTTACTATTTCTAAATTATCTCCAACCTTTTCTTTTAGTTTGAAAATAAAATCTTTTATTTTTCTTTTGTTGGTGTAGCTTCTACTCCCTATAATTGCTATCTTCACCATCATTCCTTTTTTGTTTTCTTACTGGTTTCTCTTTATCCATACTCACAAAATCATAAGTATCTTTGAAGTTTCTTATTCCTTTTAGTATTCCATCCACTCCTGTATTGTATTGAAATGCAAATCTCCAATAATTAACTTGTTTAGTAAATTTTTTTGGTATAATATCATACCATATAAAATCTCTCTGCATATCAAAAAACTGAGGTCTTATTATTGTTTTAAAATTGTGATGTGGAATCCTATCCCATTTAGAAATAAAATCTTTAGTATCAACTTTATCATTTTCATCATACCATAAATATAGTTTTAAATTAGGTACGGCATTACAAGCCTTAGTGAGTTCTGAGATTACATCATCTTCTTTTTCAGTGCCAACAAAATCTGGCATATAAACTCTTAGTGATACATTAATATTCAAAATTATAATCCCTTACATAAAATACATTTTTTACTTTTTGCACATTTTTCATATTCAAGTGTTTCAATAATGTTACCATCGTCATCATAACATTCATCCATAAACTCTTGTAATCTTTTTAAAACCCTATTGATACTTGGTTTACCACTCGCTGGTGTAAATGTTTGTATCCTCTTTTGTGGAAAATCCATATTTTCATATAATCTTCTCTTTAATATTAAATATTCAACATCTATTTTATCGATAGGAATATCTCGTTCTTTAGCAAAAAATTGTTTATATAATAATAACTGATTAGTTTTGTTCTTATCTGCCTTTTGGTATTTATTCCAACCCATTGTTGCAGTTTTGATATCAATAATCTTTACACGACCTGTAACTTTATTATGTAGAACGACATCCATATACCCAACAAACTTCATATTCTTTGGTAAATCATAACCTAACCCAATCTCAATACCAAGTAACTCTGTATTCTTTTTTGGAAAATGACTATTCTTTCTTTTCTTAAACTCTTCAATGATATTAATACCATCATTGTAAAATTCTTTCATCTCTTGAAGTGTTACAGGAAACTCATCTCCATGTTGTTCCCTCGATTCTTTGAAGTTCTCTTCCATACGATACTTAAAAATATCTACTAATGGAAGATTATCAGCCTCTTTGATTGTTCTCTCATAATAACATACGAGATAGGCCTGTATTGTTTCGTGAATTGCTGTACCAAATAAAGTGTAGATATTACCTTTGAATGTTTGTTCTTTATCTACATAATCAAGTTTCCATGTATATGGACACTTATCCCATTTAGCAAATTGTGAATAACTTATTTTGCCCATTTGCCACTCGCTACTACTTGTGCCATAACACCATAGTTTGATATATCTGAATAACTATCTACCAAACCCTCATCTTCAAGTGAACCATCATCACCTCTCATAATAAGAGTTTTGATTCGCTCCACCTTATCATTAATCCTAAACCATATACCCATTAACGATAATCTCTTATCCTCATCATTAACTAAAGCAGTTCCAACTGCAATGTTTTGTGGGCCGTAATCATGTTGCTTATGTAAGAACAATTCATATTGTTCTCGTTGAATCTTTTTAAATTCTGATGTCATCTTAGGATATTTTTCTTCCATATATTCGATAACATCCACCTTAGCTTTACCTTTAGGTGTATCTTTGATAACCTTTACCATGTTATTCTCCAATTTGTTATGTGTTAATATACAAAATTTTTACTATACCTGTCAAGTATTTTTTGCATTTTTATCGAAACTTTTCTTTCTTCATCTCTCAAATCTTCTTCTTTCATCAAATTAAATGCAGTACTAACTCTAAACTGATTCTTAGGATTTTGTGATGCCCAATGTTTTACATCTGAATCCATCATGATGAAGTGTCCATTGTAGTTTTTAAACTCTCTAACTTCTTTAGTTTCATCATCCATGTAGAATGTGGAAGTACCAGTATCATTTATAACATAATTCCCATGCCAATCACCATTGTGATAATGCATTCCAATTGATTGAGATTTTGGCCAAATGTTAATCCAACTTTTAAAATAATAATCACTCCAATCAACATCAATGGATTCTAAACAATCTTTAACCAACTCAACTACAAAAAATAAACTTGGAAACTTTTCAAGAACTACGCTATCGTGATAATGTTCCCAATCTGCTTTAATGTAATTTTCAGTATTAGGTGGATATATCTCATCCTTTCTTAAAACTATATCGTCAAATATTTCATTAAGATTAGATGGTTTATATTCACCATCAAATACTGGTTTACCATTGATAGGTTTAGATAATTTTATCGATGAGACCATATTCTAAACATTTTTCTGCATTGAAGTAAGTATCATTTCGTTGAGTTAGTTCCCAAAACCTTTCATCTTTGTTGGTAACTTCTGCCATGATTTTATTGATTTCTTTTTGTAAATCTTTTAAGTGGTCAACACCTTTCATAACATCTGTAGTTTTACCTGCCTCAAATGCTGAACCCTCATGAACCATTACGGTTCCATGTTTGGTGATTGTTCTTGTACCTGTACCACATGATAATAATACTGAAGCAGCACTCATACAAGTTCCAACACAATGTGTGTTTACCTTTACATCTAATCCTCTAATATAATCCACTAACCCTAACATTGCATAAACATCACCACCATATGAGGCAATGTTCAAATTGATTGGTGTATTTGGATTTGTTCTTTGTAAATAATCCATTTTTACTATTGTTGAGTATAATGAATCTACATCAAATTCATAGTTCATGTAAGTAGTATTTGTTTGTGAGTTAACACCCCACTCCATCTCTTTCATAAAAAATTGTTCTTCTTTTCTATAACTCATTATTTACTCCATATTTTTTTTAATTGTTTATCTTCCACCCCATATCTCATTATGATTGCGGTTACTTGTTCTTTTGTTAGGATATCAAGGTAATCCTCAACCTCTTTTGTACTACATTGAAAATAATCTACTAAGTGTTCCATAGCCCACTTCTCAACTTTAGATTTCTTTTTAGATTTCGTGTACTTTAAAAATGTTCTACCTCTTGGAATTATATCGATATAAAACTGATATACATTCTTAGGAGCCAACTCCCAATACTTTTGTATCTCATTCACTACTTGAATCCATTCTGATTTCATACTAAGAAAACGATGAACCATATAGTTACTCCAACTTTTCTTATCACCATCAGAAAGTGAATCCCAATACAATGTATTTTGTACATTTGTTATTTGTTTTATGTGGTCGAATAAACTCTTAGACATTTTAGAACCTTTTATATAAATAGTTTAATTTTTTCTGAAAATGAATTTTATTTAAAGTAATCACCTTTAATAAAAGTAGCGAGAACAAATCTATCATTACCTGTAAATTTCTCTACCCTATGACCTGCAAAAGATGGAAAAATAACAAGTCTACCTGGTTTTACTTTAATAGGAGCATCCCAAATAACTAAGTTTCCACCCTCAAAATCATCATTCAAAAAAACAATAGCTGTTAATTTTGTGGTGGTATCAAATACATTAATTTCCTTTTCAAATACCTCATCACTATAATCACCGTGAGCTAGTTTATTATCTTCAGGTGATAAATCTGAATGTAGTGGTCCATTTTCACATAACTTTTCGAAATCTTTCGCAAAGTAATGTTTTCCGTAACAACCACCAACTCCACCTATATTAAATTTAAAACACATAGAATTGGCCACTTTAACTACATTAAATATTTTATCTTTAATTGGGTCATTATTAAAATCAACCCAACTACCATTTCTTTCAATAAAATCTTCATTATCAAACATTTTATTTTGAGTTTTTATTTTTTCTATAATCTCATCACACTCATTTTGAGTCAAAAAATTATCTCTCGCTATCGCCCATTTAAAATCTTTGTTCTTTTTATACAAAACTATCTCCGTTCATCCAAGTTAATAATGAGTATCGTGTACCTTTAGTAATAGGTATCACTCTATGTGATAAAAATGATGGAAATACAATAATACTACCTTGTTTTTTAGTAGCAACATAATTGTTTTCACCCAACTCATCTGTAATTCCAAATTCTAAATCTCCACCCTCATAATCTTGTTCATCACTCAACTGAACAATAGCAGTTAATTTTCTTGTAGAAGTTTCTTTAGAACCTACATCAGTATGCCATTTATATTTACCACCAATATTATATTTTAATAACTTTACATCTTCTAACTCTTGTATATTATATTTGTATATAGATAAGTTAGCCAACTCTAATACCATTTTTATTTTATTTTTAATATAATCATCTTCAAATATAATCTCTTTCGCATCACGAACATTTTTATTTAATAACGAGCCATTATATTCACCAGCTAATTCTGAACTTGATGTTTTATTTTCATCAAATAATTTTATAATATTATCACATTGTGTTTTTGATAAAAAATTATCTCTATGAATTACAAATTGAAAATTATTATTTTGTTTCATCATTTTCTCATCTTATGTAATATTTTCATATACTTTTCTTTTGTGTCGTTTTCACCAATACTCCATTCAGGAACAAAATATTCATCTTTATATTCTTTTAAAAAGTAATCTACATATTCAGGTATTTTAATGTTTACTTTATGATATTTTACTGAACTATTTTGTAATAAACTTTTGGAATATATATTATCCTCAGCTAAATATGTATTAAACCAACTTACAATAGTAGTTTCTTTGAATACTGATAATAACCTTAGTGGTAAAAACATTCTGTTTATATCATTATAGGTATCAAAAAATACACCATCAAACTTTTTATCTGGTAAATTATCAACCCAATCTCCAAAGATTATTTTTACATTTGGTTTATCTTCTGCCCACTTACAAAGTCTTTTATGAACATCTTTATCCTTTTCAATGATGGTGTGTGATTTAATATTCTGTTGTTGGATATATCCCGCACTAATTCCCATACCAAATCCTAATTCTAAAATATCACCACCATTTTGACAAACTATTTCTGCGTGTTTTTTCATCATTGGATGTTCCCACTCGTGCATAACAATATCTTTTCCATCCATTATACTACACTCATTGAACTTAAATTTTTCTTGTTTTTGAAATTCATACATCATTTAAATGGTTCTCCAAGATAAGTTTCTCTCATTATATACCTCTCTCCACTAATTAATTTAGTTACCATATGGTTCGCAAATGATGGAAACATAAATAAATATCCCTTTTTATATGGTGCTTTAAAAAAATTACCATCATCATCTTGAAACGCAAAATGTAAGTCTCCACCCTCAAAGTCTGTTTCTGGATTTGATAATTGTATTAAACAAGTTATTTTATTTAACGATAGATAACCTTTATCTGTTCCTGAGTGCCAACCAAATTCGTTTCCAATATTATATTTTAAAACTCTGAAATCACCAGAAGTTTCTTGTATATCGAAGTTCCAAATTCTGTTATTAGTTATTTTTACAATTGTATCTAACTTTTTTAAAATCCAATCATAGTTTCCTTTTATTTCTTTATTATGACTTTTCTTTAAAAATAACTCATCACATTTTCGGTATTCAGATTCTTCTTCTTCTAAAGTGTTTGGATTTATAACTTGTGCTCTTGACCAACCATTTTCTGATTTTAATTGTAATAACAACTCATCACATTGTTCTTCACTTAAAAATGGTATATGAACATACCACTCAAAATTATCGTTTTGTGTCATCTAAAATGGTCTCCAACGAATATTTCTTGAATAACATATCGTTTACCTTTACTGATTGGAACAACATTATGACACAAGAAAGCCGGAAAAAAAGTTATTGAACCTTTTAGTTTGTTCATTGTATACCACTCTTTTGTATCTTTATCTTGGATACCGAATTGAACATCTCCACCCTCATATTCACTCGGGTCTGTAAGTTGGACAATTCCTACAATCTTTCTGTTGGAACAACTACCTGCGTTAAAGTCTGTGTGCCAACCATAAAAACCACCTTTTGTGTATTCTATTAATTTTAATTCATCATCACAACCATCAACATCAAAATGAAAA